GATTTTGTAAGCACTTGTCCATTTGGATCTAATACTTCAGCAAAACCACCATGTGCTTGGAATGTAATATTTCTAATCACAGAAGCATCGTTCATTAAGAACACATCCATTTCTTTGTTGTTAATGGCTGTGTTGTATGCTGGATCGTTTGAAGGTACTGAAGTGTTAATTGGTTTTGTTACATCATTTGCATAGTGATAACCATACTCTTGAGTACCAATAGTTAATCCATCGAAAGTTGTGTTTCTAAAGAAATATATATTTGCCCACGGGGATTGTGAAATTGCATCTAGTGGTCTGATAATTGTTCTTCTAAATTCATCTCCTTTGATTGATACGTTTGCAGGAACTTTAATAGGCAAGTGTTCATTGTAAATTCCTGATTCAACTCTAATTGTAATTTGTTTATTTTTAACTTTGTTACCAAATTCCATTTCTTCACCAACTGAAAATAGAATTGGTTCTCTTAAGAACATCACAACAGTGTCGTTTGATCCGCCTGCTGTTACAGAAACTATTTCACCTTTTGCTCCAGAAGTTTTACCTATTATAATTTTACCTGGAACTAAATCTTTGTTGGTTGGTTGGTTTTGATCTACATAACCTGTGTTACCGTTTGAAATTGTTAATGTGTAAGTGCTACCATCTACTGCTGTAACAATATAATTGTAATTTTGGATAATTCCTTTTATAATTTCAAATTTAGCATTGGCAGAATCTTTTCCTGATTGAGGAACTACTTTAGTGATATCAATTGTTTGTGTAACATTAGATTGGTATAAAGTACCAGGTGCAGTGTTAGTTAAAACAAAGTTAACCACTAAACTTTGAGCAAATACAATTGCTCCTAATGTTTCAGTAGATTGTTGATTGATTGCTTTTAATCCACTGTTGCTGGAGTAATATCTTTTTCCTGCTTGAATAGATTGTAAGTTTGCTGTTAAACCACTCAGTACATCAATAACCACAGAATCTGCAATTAATCCTAAATCTCTTTCACACAATGCTGTATCATATGAAAAATTTGGATATGTGGCATTTACGTAAGCAATTGTTTCTTTAATAATAAACTGTCTGTTTGCCGCCATTAAAAATTCTAATTGCGTTTGTCCTGATGGTGAAGTTATACCTTGTGTTGCTACTACAGAATTTCCTGAACCACTACCGTAAGTTATTATTTGCGTGTACGGTCCTGCTTCAAATGGAGATGTTTCAATAATTTGTTCTGCTCTTTGAGCCGCTTTAGAAAGAGTTTTGTAAGCATATGCCAATGATCTACCATATTTGTCAGCAGGTACTCCTGACATTGTGTCATCACCATCTTGGCTTACAAATAAATTTGTTGTAGAAGCATATGATGTTGTGTCAACATAAAATTTTGAAGCCGCTTGTAAATCGTCAGCACCATTTGGAGTTCCTGTTCCTGCTAAATCTCCTGGGTGATCATTCAAATAAAGAGCACCAGTCATTGTGTCACCTTGACGTCTTACTGCTGATGTTCTTTGTATTGCTTCAGTTGAAAGATAATTTCCTGAAAGTGAACTGTTGTATGCTCCGTCAGTTATTGTTTGTGTGCCAGTACCACCTGATACTGTAATTTTAATTCTTGTAGCATCATTGTCATTGGTTGCTTCTGCAGATGATGTGTGTAAAGAAATTGTGTTAGCATCAATATATCTAATAAAATAATTTTGTCCACTTGTAACATTGTTGGCATCTGTTCCAGTTGAATTGTAAACAAAAGGTAAACCATTCGATGTTGTTGTGAATCCGTGTGTTGGAATATTTAAATTTCCACTTACATAGGCAGAAATTGTTTTTGTGTATTCAGTTGCATTGGCAGGCTCTGGACGAATTCTAACTTCTCCAGCAACACCACCAACTCCTGAACTTCTAAGATATCTTCTATCTGCATAACCTTTATCGATAACTAAATCGTCTTCAGTGATACTTGTTCCGTGTGTGCTGTTGAAATCATCTACTGCTGATTGACTGATACCTACATTACCAATTGCATAAGCATTGGCATTTAATGGTCCACCAAAGTCTGGTGCAGTGTCTGTGCTGATATCAATTGAATTAACTGTAAGTAAAAGATTGTTAGGATCTGTAAAGTCCACAGAAATACCTGTACCAGATATTCCTTTCATTGTAATTGCCGTACCAGCCGCGTTTGTTACAGGAATTTTGTTTGCACCCAATTGATCAGGTGTATCAGACAATGAAGTGAAACCTATTTGTCCACCTTGTCCAAATACAGCATATAACTCTGCAAAGTTTTCATTGGATTTATTGAACGCATCTCTGATACTATCACCAGTACCATCGTTCCCTTCTATTCCAATATTAATAAACTGTTTAGCCATTTACTCTATCCATATCAAATTGAATGCTTTCTCCACAACCACAAGCACTCTTGGTGTTTGGATTGTTGATTTGAAACTGTGAACCAAATACTTCATTAACGTAATCAATCTCAGTTCCAAACAAGAACATCACACTACTGGTATCTATCACTAATTTCCCACCATCAACTTCGATTAGTTCATCTCCTGATTCAATTTGTGATTGATCAGCAAAACTCCAATCATAGGAAAAACCAGCACATCCACCGCCTTTAATACCCAATCTAACAGCATACTTGCTGTTTTTTTCGCACAGTGTTTTAATTTGCGTCTGTGCAGTGCTTGTCAGTGTTAAAATAGCCATAATGCAATGTTATCGTTTGTTGTATTTATGGAAATTTTACAAATGCTAATGTAAATACCTGTATGTATTTAGGTGAAAAAATTGCAGTATCCAAGACAGAACGTGTGAGCAAACTAGGTGTGAAACACCAATGCAAACGCACTAAAACGTTTCATGTCTTTAAATGTGATGCGTGTGAGAAAGAATTTCAAAGAGCCAAAGGCAAAGTTGAAAAAAAGCGTCTATCTACTTTTTATAAACACGTGTGTTCTGAATGCGACCCAAAACGTTTTGCTCAACAACAAGGTGTAAAACAAAGACAGGTTTTGGGTATGAATGCATCCAGTGACATTCCTATCAGTAAATTGTGATTACTCTGATTTCCAAATAGTCCAACCACCATACACAATTGCCGCATAAGCAACAATCGAAGCGATCGGTTTGAATATTAAAAAACAAATTCCTGCCGCAATCAAAAGAGCACCATCTAGTGTTGTTCTTTCTTTGATTCTGGCATTAATCCATTTTTGTACTTGATTGATCATATTAGTCTCCTTTTTTTAAGATTGTAGTCTTAAATTTATTGACTCCCAATTAATTATTCTCATCATACCTTCAATGTATTTTTTCTTGGCATCTTTAGCAGGAACATAATCCGAAAATGAATGTTCCCACATATCTACAGGCATTAGAATGTCTGTTTTGTATGATTGATTTGGTGTAGTTTTGATATTACCATTTTTGGCAACATACACCCAGCCTGAACCTTGTATGGTCATTGCTGATCTAATTAATTCTTTTTTGAATGCTTCAAATGATTCGTGTTTTGATTCTATTAAAGTTTTAATTTCACCAGTTGGTTTGTTACCTGGACGAGGTGCTTGTAATTGTAACCAAAACATATTGTGAAGTTTCGCTCCACCGTAATTAAAATCTGCATCACCTTCACCATCATTGTATCTTCTCACATATGCTTTGGTTAATACATTGTAATGATAATCTATATTTGCTTCAGATAATACAGGTGATAGTTCTTTCATTTTGAAAGGCAGTTTCACCACTTCTAGTTTTGATTCTCTATTTTGTTTTGATTCAGTAAATTGTTCTAGTTTCATAACGATATTTATCGTTATACTAAACCCAACTCAACAGCCTGATTGTGTAAATCTTCCGCCGCTTGATTCTTCATCTTGGCTTCAACTTGTATGTCTAGTTGCGGTAGAAAACTCAATGCCCATTCATTCACAGCACGATTTGGTAATCGTTCGCTGTGTGCTCTCAATTTTTGTTTCTTACAACCTTTAGATAAAAGTGTTTCCATGTCATGAAAGCCAGTGTGCATAGTATCTACATCACTGTATGCAGGTGTTAACCATTCATCTCTTGAATAAGAATAGTGCATGGTAGGTCTAACACCACGCCATGAGTCCACAACTCTTTTCACTCTGTCGTCTGTGGCTTGTAGATATTCTCCTGTACGCACCCAATGATGATGTATGTCTAGTACCAAGGCACAATGTTTTTCTAGTTCCAAACTGGATTCTAATCCCCAACCCATTTCGTCATTCTCTATGGTGATCAAGTTTCTTGCTTCAGGCGACAGTCTAGGTAATGCTTTTATAATACCTGGAGGACCTTGTCTACCAGAGATGTGTACATTAATTTTACAACCATCTTGAAATGATTTACCAAATCCCATCCAACGTGCCATGTTCACATGATATTCAAATTCATCTATGCTACGATCCACAATGTCTGGAGTCTCAGATGCAAGTACAGTAAATTGTCCTGGGTGGAAACTGATCTTTACATCATGCAATCTTGCCAAGTCGCCTGCTTCAGCAAAATGTTTTTCACAATATTTTATTATCTCGGGTTTGTCCCAATAGTATCTCCAATCAGCCTGCGTTGCCACAGGTAATATGGGAGATGAAATTCTACACATACGTCTGCTTTTAGGCAGTGTGGAAACTTTAAGGATTAAATTTTTAATACCTTGTATGTTGTGTTTGAATACAAAATCTAGTTTTGCTTCTGCTTCGTCTTTGTGTTCATTCAACCAACGCACAGTAGTTGAACGTGTGTTCATTGGTCTTTCAATTTCTTCTAATTGTTTCTTTTTAAGAGTTCTATCATGGTGAAACCATTGACAACAAAATCCAATACGTCTAGTCATGCTCTATTATAACACAAATTTTGGTATGTGTCAAACTTAAACATACATTGTATTGAAGGAAATAGTTATTCTTTTATCTGTTTGATTAGGATTGGTATAATGTTCTAACCAACTAGGAAATAGATATAATGTGCCTTGTTCACAAGCCACTTCAACATTTTTAACATTGTACTCTGTGTTCTTAACAAAATACTCGTGCATTCTATAAGGATCAATTGGACTTTTAAAATTTAGTCCTGCACTGTCTTTATCTGCTTTTACATAATATGCCGCACTCAACACACTGACTTCGTGTCTGTGTAAATTTACACTTTGACCTTTTTCTAGAACATTAAACCAACTCATGCTAATTTTTACATTGTTGCCAAGTCCTACTTTGTCACAGTAAATATCAACTGCTTTTTGAAAATCTGCTTTCAAGTCTTTTAAATCTTCATGATCAAGAATGTGTTTGTCGCTTTTCATATAACTGCTTTGAGCACCAGATACCAATGCGTGTGATTCTGTTTCCCAAGATTCAATCAGTTCTAAAAGTTTTGTGTTGTCTTTGTGATTAGCAAAGTCAAATTTTAATACAGGTGTTGCGAACATATTTGCTATATTGTAATTCATTTCCAATTCTCCTTGCACCATGGGTCCTGGCAATTTTTAGGTTGTGGGTCTCCGTGAAACACAGCAATAGATGTTTGTGGGTGTATCTTTGGTGTGCCTGGAGATATAAAATCTTTTGTTCCATCTTTACTTCTTACCATAGGTGGTTTTCCTCGCATCTCCCATTTGTAACTCATTACCCACTCGTCGGGCCAAAAATTAAAATCATTTTTCACTTGAGCATACAACCAATCTTGATCTCCATGAAATCTACGCACAGGTGCGGCAGGGTTACTGATAAAATCTCTATAAATTTGAGGATGTTGACCGATATTCCATCTGACCACACTGCTGTTAAATCTATCCCATTTAGGATTATTACATCTGTTGAAGTCTCTAATCACACAAAATTCGTTAGGCTTGTAGGTCAAAAGTTTGTCTATGCTTCTAAAAACAATCACATCAAGATCCATGTACAAAATTGTGCCTTGTGGATCTTCTAAAGGTAAACTGGGATTGAACAACAAAGGTTTATGCCACCAACCATTTAAACCATAACTTTGTGCAATAGGCATCACCTTAATTGTGCTGTTTAGTCCTTGTGGATTTTCTGTAAAGCAAACAAATTCAAATGGTAAAGTACAATACCTACGCACCATTTGTTCCAGTGTATTCACATACTCTGGACCATATTTGTTACCCCATTTTAAACAAACAATGTAATTGATCATTAGCCTTCGTAGATTGCACTGTTGGCTCCATGCTCAGCACATTCAACTTTCACCACATAACAACGATTGTCTGTTGCTTCACGTATAAGTTTGTCTGCAAAGTTAAAGGCGTGTTCGGCAAATTTTTCTGCACCAACACCATCGAACATTCTAATGTCTGCCAAGTCCAGTGCTTCAAGTTCTTTAAATTTTTCCAAATGTGGATCATTAACATCTAAACAAAGTTTGTGATCAAATGAATCTGCCAGCCATGCCTTAAGAGGTTTCAATCCTCCAAAGTCCACTGCCCAGTTTTTGTTGTCTAATTTATCACAACCAAATGTAAATGTAAATGCTAGACTGTATCCATGCAAAAAATGACAATGCGAATGATCTGCGTTAGGTTGTCTGAACACTGCTGATAAACCAATGTTGTGTCCATAATGTTTTGTACTATAATGTTTGCTCATATTTCTCTCCTGTTATAACGGCGGAGTATTTAAAGAGGGTCGACGTTGTTAAAGTCCTCATTGTTTAAATTATAATATTTTTTTCCAAGTCTGTCAATGGAATAATTTTTAAATTTGGTATATTTTTCCAACTTTCTGGTAATGGAAAATTTTCCTCCACATAGTAATTAAATTTTTGTTTGGGATAATGTTCAAATATTTTCTTATTTTGATATATCCAATACGATGGATCCACTTGTTGTTTTGAACTGACATCATAGGATTTGGTATTTTTGTAGACATTGTTCACATATCCTTCAATACCAAACAGATCAAAGCCTACAATATGAATATGTTCTGTGACTGCATACTGTAAAGCAACCAACAGAGCAAACTGCCCCGTTCCCCAATGCCAAGGATCATCTTGTCTCAGTTCACCATGATAAGGCAAATCAGGAACAGGCATCACATCAAAATCTTCATACCAATCTTGTCTAGTGTACACACAACTCTGTTGAGTGTTTGTGTGATTGATGGCTTCACGAACCATACGTCTGTCACAGCACACCAAATGATCTACTTTTAAATCTCTAAATACTGCGTTGCAACCAACTGTGGGTAAGTTGAATGATTCTATATCAAGTTCTGTTCGACTCTCGCCATTTCCTATTACTAACATATTAAATACTTTTATAATGAACAGTTCTATTTACACAGATGTGGTCGAGTGGATGGCTAAAATTGTAAAACCACAAAAAAGTCTCAATGGAGTTTCAATCTGTCCTTATGCCAAAAATGCATCATGGTCCATTGTTGAGTGTGAAAAAATGCTCATTGATGTTGACAAATGTCATCAAGAAGTCACTATATTTGTGTTTCCAAAAAAAATTAGTAAGTCAGGTTTAGAAACTTATGCATTAAAGTTGAAAAAACAATATCCTGAATTTGTGTTTTTGCCAGATCATAGACAAGCCAAAACTAAAATGAAAAACATATTAACAGGTAATGGCAAGCACAATTTATTACTAGTGCAACAAAGAAAAAAATTAAATGGTGCTAGGAAAAATCTTGCCAAAGGCAGTTACTACAACAACATGACTGCAGAATACAAAAATAAATTGTTTGATTATTAACGTTTTTTTCTTTTTTTGATTGTATCTTTTTTGATATTTTTAAGTTCCACCAACACTTCAGCAAATCTTTTGTTCGCACTGTTCAACAATCTGAATATGTCTTTGACTGCATAAATTACCCACCACCACCATGTGAATGCTGTAATGGCAAATAACAATGCTATTGCAGATACAAGATAACTGATCCAAGATGTAAAATCAAATGCCAGTATGATACAAAGAATCATCAAGGCAGTCAATGGTGCAACTCTTCCGAGCCATTCCCATATGCCTACTGATCTTTTTATTGTGAAATATTTCCGAAAGATTTCCATTCGCCTGGAGTGCCTGTGTTAACACATATCCAGCCAACTACACTACCTGGTACAGGATTAGAATTCCAAACAATGTCACCTTTAGCATGAACACCAACTGTTGGTATGTCATCTGCAACACTGAAACGTTTTCCTTCCATTCTTACTGGACCGGCTACTTCAAAGTCTGCATCATCTCTTATGTTGTTGATGCCTACTGCAAGTTTTCCGTGTATCTTGACTTTTTTATCTGTTCCACCTTGTGTACCAATAGTAACATCACCGTTTGCTTTTACAAGTATTCTGTCTGTACTATCTGTTTGAATTCTTAAATCGTGTGTTGTGTATGTTCCAACTTCAGCATCTACTTCATTAGGTTGAACTCTAAATTCAACATAGTTAGAAGCAACAGATAATTGTCCATTACCTGCTTCAATACCAACACCTAATCTGTTCATTCCTGAATTCCAGAACACAAACTGATCAAGGTTCATATCACCATTTACTGCTAATCCGTTTAATACACCAACTGATCTTAAATTTGAATTTTTAACTGTTGGTCCTAATTCTTCTGATGAAAGAACAACTGTGTTATCAATTGAGTAATGTGCATCTCTGTGTAAGTCTAAAGTGTTTGAACTCCATAATCTATCTGGGTTTGCTTGGAAGTTCAACATCTTTGTGTTGCCGAATCCGCTCCATTGTAATCCTTTGCCATAGATTGGCGTTTTTTCTGAACCAGCAAAATTAACTGATTTGCTAGAATTTACAACTGTTTCGTCAGCAGATGCGTGTACACTTAGGCTTTCTATTGCATCGCCCAATGTAACTAATCCGTTTTTAATTGAAATTATGTCGTCTCTAATGCTCATACACAGTTATTTATCTAACTGCTCTTAACAAAATGACTTCAGAATTCACACGTCCGTTCAGTTTAATGCCCATTGTTTTAATAGCATCAAATAGCTCTACTACCTTCTTGGGGCCTGAATCAGCAAACTCTTTCAACTGCTGTTCGGGTTTTCTGAGTGTTTTTTGAACACTGTGTTCTTCATCAAAACCTTTTATGGATGTTCCTTTAACTGTTAAGCCTGTTCCTGGTCGGCTCAATCCTCTTGGATCCAACACCTTTGCTTTGTAATGACCTAGTTTTCTAGTCTTGGTATTGTATACCCAAAGTTGTTCAGCATATATGATTTCTGTTGCATCAATTGATTTGAGCGATAATTTCTGTTCTTCAACTTTGAACTGCATTTTAGATACTAATTTCTCAGGTGATTTCTCTTTTTTCTTTCTTGGCTTGCGATTAGCATTGGCAATTGCTATCATTCTATCACAGGCTTCAAAAATATTATCGTATGCTTTGATTCCTTTTTGGATTATGTTATTATCAACATCTTCATATGATTCCAACAGTTGTCTTTCCTCAGAATCGTTGTCTTCTTCATCTGTTATTTCTTTAAATTTTAAATTTTTTTCTCTTAATGATAACAAGTCTTTGTATTCTTGATATTGAGGTTCGTACATTTCCATGATCTTTCTTGCGTGTACACCGCCCACTTGTTCTTTCTTGAACACATCCACTAATTTAAATTTATCAGGGTTAAATTTATCAGGTTGTACAACATATCTATCCAACCAAACTTCAATTGGTTCCAATATTTCATGAACCCTTTTTTGAATTCGTTCCTGAATTGTAGGTTTTTTTATCTCTTGCATTTCACTCATACTATAACCTTATATAGTCTCTTCAGAGAAAAATCAAGTCTTTTTCTTTCTTTTGCTTTCTAAAAGTATTTGTTTTGGTGTCTTTGCACCTGGAGAAAGTTTTGTAATTCTACAAGTAAAAAGTTTCTTTTTGCCTTTTGAAGTAACAATTACAGGCTGTCCGTGCTCGTCTGTTTCAATGTCTAACACTGTGGCTAGAACATTTCTAAATCTTCCAACTTCTATTTTATCGCCTCTCTTGATGTCTACAGTGTATGATTTCATCTTCTTGGTCCTATATATCCTGTTAATAAAACTAGTAATGTGAACACTGTGGCAAATACAATTAACTCCATTAATTTACGAAAGCATTAAAACTAATGCTGATCCTTTCATTGTCTGATAGTTGTTGTTCAACAGAATGTTCAACATAACTTGGAAATAGATACAGTCTGCCAGTTTTGGGTTTAAAACTGTGTGTTCTGTTTGTGAGATCACTCATCATTGCTGGTGCTTTCCAGGGCCAATTACTTATTTTGTTCTGGTCATGAAAAGTAATTCTTGCATCATTCTCCTCTGCTTGTACATAATAGATTCCGCTTATTGTGTCTGGAATATGATTGTGTGGACCATGACTGCTGTATTTTCTATTGTTGTTAAACCAACTGCCAGTCATATTACAATATCCTTCTAAACCTAAATCTTTTACTGCGTCAACTATATTGCCCATAATAAAATTTTTCATTTCTGCACACTCATCATAATCTAGTATATTAGTGATTGGACCATAACTGGTGTAACCTTCTTTGGTATACGTCATGTCTTTATTGGGATTATTCTTTTCAATGTTTTTAAACAACGGAACAATTTTTTCTCTAAATGTTTCTGCTTCACTGTATGTGAACTCCCATACTGGTACAGAAAATATTTCATGTCGTTTCATTATAAGTTATCACCTTCCATTACATAGAATGCACTGCTTTTACCTGTTGAGTCTTCTTGTAGGTAGTAGTCTACATCATCTATACTCACTTGACTGAACACTTTGAATCCGTCTGCATCTTCGTAATCAATCTTCATCTTTTTAAAGTTAATACCGTCTGGTCCTGTCTTGATTGGATCTTCAGTGTACCAGCCACCTTTGTTGAAGTATTGTCCAAAAACATAGTAGACATCCTTACAACTCTTGGATCCTGAATTATGTTCTGCCACACACTTGACCTTGATGCCTTTCTTCTTGAAGTCTGCAAAGTCTATCTGCTCGTCCAACACAGAGGTTCCATCGGCATTATATAAAGTATTGCCGTCTTTGTCCAGTTCTGTTATGGTCATTATTTGTCCGTCTGCTAACTCAGGTCCTGATAGGTGACATATATCATCCTGCTCATGAAACGGTGTATCAAACTGTGCTTCTTTAGGTATGTTCTTGTTGGCTTCATTGGGATCAAAATCTACATCTACCATATACTGTTCAAAATCCTCGTTGTTGTACCAATGTTCAAACTGTTCCTTTGTTATCGTTCCCATGCACACTTCACCACCATACCTAGTAAAGTCCAATTTAAAATATCTTATAGGATTTTTAATTGCTCTTACTAATTGTTTTTTCTTTTTACTGCTAACCTTAGGTATCTTTTTTAGTTTATTCATTTTAATCTCTTTGTTCTTTCGTGTAGATATTCTGCTACCCTATAAATTCTGTGTAGATTTGTTACACTGTCTTTCCAATGTTTTGCCATTAATGGTTCCGCTATCCTTCTGACCGCTTTGGCATTCTTTGATGTCTTGACACCAAGTTCATAGACTGCCCCACCGGAAGTCTTTGCCTCTATTTCAAATTGATCTAGTTCTTTCTTAACCATAACTTGCTTTAATCACAAAAAGTATTGCTGAAACAAATAGAATAATCAATACATGATTTCCTAAATTCCATGCACTCTTTCCCACTGTATGTGGATTCTTTGGATCAATAATCTTATTCATGTTCACCTCCTGGATCATCTGGATCGAATTCAACTCTTGTACCATCAATGCCAATCATTCCTCCTCTTGCTCTGCCACCCGAATGATATCCATCAAATTTATAATCAATATATCTTTTACTTGCTCCATGGAATTGTTTGAATGTGACATATGATGCAAATATTATCGCAATGTGACCACCAAACCATCCTAACCATATATCGACCCTCATCATTCCCCATATGTAAATGGTAAAGGCAGTGGACCAAATAAAACTTAAAGTAAGGAGTAATTGTAATCTAACTGTTTTAGGCAATGCTCTGAGGTCATTTCTAGAATCGTTAAACAGAACCGTGGCAACATCTATTGCCCAGTTACGCAATCTATTACACCAACCACACTGACTAGAACTATAATTCATATCATCTAAAAAATTTCTTGAACTTGTCAATACTGTTTGATAACGGTCCATACACCCTTTCTATAAAATCAATATGTTTGGTTAGACGCTTGTCCAAATCATCAATCTTATTGTTGAGTTGTTTCATCTCTTTCAAGAAAACTTTCTTGTTGTCCGCCATTGCTTTCTTTATTATGTCTACTTCTTTAGTCATTTTTTATATTCTTCACTAATTTTAATTGTTCTAATAGTTTTAATTTTTTTTGTTCTTTAATCAATTGGTTTTGAATTTTAGTCTGTGCTTCTAGTAAACCAGTCACCTTACCTAATTGAGCCATATGCTCGAATGAATTATATTTCTTTTTAGTCATCTATATTACCATTGGTCCTTAAAATCATTATACAAAGAGTATTTTGCAGTCAGTTCATCACCTGCTTTAATAGGTGTTGTTGTTACTAGATATTTTACTGGCAGTTGATGCCAGAAGCCTGCAAGGTTCTTGCAATTAGGTTTATCTGAATGATTGTAAAATGCACCTAAGGCAGTTCTAATTGCTCCGTGTGAAAAATTTTTATTCATAATATGCACAATGCCAAGCACCACGTCTTGATCAAAATCTTTTGTAGCAAATAAACCCAAGCCTTGTACACTTGACTCCTTAATTGTTATGCCGTCTGGTAATGGTTTATACATCTTTAATCTTTCTAATCATTGTGGCTTTTCTTGGATACAGTTGATTCTGAATATGTTCTTCATCAAACCCACTCATTCGTTTTAATTTGCCATTCACTTTTACAGAGTAAATGTATGGAGGTCCGTTCCAAGGTTCTAATCTCATATTTTCATATCCTACTGCAATCACTTTAGATTTTTTCACCAATTTCAAATCCCCTGAATCTCATAAATCTTGGAAATCTCAATGAGTATTCTTGTTCGCTATCCTGATTCTTTGTGACAGCATCTGCTCTCACTTCTACGATTTGACCTATCAATTGTTCTTTGTTTTTCCAAAACTGATCTCTGTTATCATCTGACAAACCAGAACCTACATTTGTTTTAATTAACTTGCCATCATCTAAACCTTCGCAAATCAATGCACCTAGTTTGCCTACATTTCTTCCTGTACCTTCTTCTGTGGCTTTAACTTCTAAACTTACTTCTATAAATGGCTTTAATTTTAACCAAGCATGACTTCTTTTACATTGATACGAAGCATCAATATCTTTAATCATAATACCTTCATAACCTCCCTGTACGGCCCTCTTATTCACCTCTGTATAAGTCTTTTGACCTTCAGGTGTGTCTAAGTCCACAATTTCGTGGTCCAGCACTGTAACGGCGTCTAAATTGGTTTTGTGTTGTTCATACCAGGCTTTTAACATTTGGGTTCTCAATGTCTGTGTTTTGTCCCAAGCACCTTTTTTAAAATCTTCTAATGGTAAAAAATCAAATAAATGAAGCACTGCATCTTTGGCATTACCGCCTTCTTTTCTGTGTACCTGTTTCATCAAGTCTTGAAAGTTTTCACTCATCACTTCACCATCCAATACAACTGGGTACGGTGGTGGACTAGTTTTAACAACCTCACTAATTTGTGTTTGTATGTGTCCAAAGTTAGTAAACTCTTTTCCATTACGACTGAACATATCCACTTTACCATCTGGATAAACAATAGTAACCACTCTAACTCCGTCTAATTTTACTTCCAACATCTTCTTACCCACCAACTTCTTTTCATGGTTTGTACTGTCATGGGCAAGTTGGCAAGTAAACACGGGCACCATGTACTTGCCAAACTTATTCTTTTTAGCCACAGAGTTTACAGTTTTTTCTGAAACTCCACATCTTAAATCTTTTATTAATATTCTTCTATAAAAACCATTCCATTGTTCTGCTGTCGCCGAACTCATTACAAGTTCAATGGCATCTCTAGCCGCGTGACCAGTCAACTCTCTTGCGTGTAATTTTTCAGCAAGTTCTTTAAACACTTCCCATTTACAACCTTGTGCAGAAATAACATCATCTTTGGTTGGCACTTGCTTGACTCCAAATGTGTATAGTTTGTCCAAACACATTCTTAAGCCTTCAAAGAATTCATCCAATCCTTCATTCATTGCTTCTAACAACATTTTTTCTTTTGCTAATCTACTATTGTCTGCTTCTAGTTTAGCAATAACTTCTTGTGGTTGTGTTCTCATATCAGTTTTACCAAAATGTATATTTGTAGACATAACACCACCAATGGAACGATTGTTCTAATCAATTCCATAGTGTGGTTGTACTCGTCTAATTTTCTTTCTAATTTGTTTCTTTTTGTTTTTTTCATTGTACTAATTTTATTATCTTTTGGCATCAAAGTCAACTCCTATACTGGTTTTAATACTGTTTGTTTTGCCATATCTTTCCAATTTTCTGGAAAGGCTTTTGCCAAATCAGCAATTTTAAGCACAGTTCTAAGACTGATTTCTCTCAATTGTCTTTTGTTTTCATCTACAAATGATACAATACCATCTTCTGTATCTTTTGGTAGTGCATATGTTTTAAGCATACCATCTGTGACAATCTGCTTAATTCTTAATATCTTCTCTCTGATAGTATCAATTGTAAGATCAATATAATGACATCTGCTTTCTAATGCTTCTAAATGATCTCTTAATTTCTTACTCTTTACATTATCGAATTTAATGTTTGTAATAAAAATAACTGAACCAGCAAATTCAAAAGTATCAGGCACACCCTCTCTTCTCAACATATGCGAATCAGTGTTCCAACATATTCTTCTAGTTTTTTTAGAATCCAATGCCGCCTTCAATATGTTTAAACTTAAATCATCTAACAATATAGAATCACAGTCATCAAACACCAACACATTGTCAGCATCAGAAAAGTTATACAATTTACAATATAATCCTATAGGACTCATTGCACCTTTTACAACTTCATATTTGGGTCTTGTGTTACCTAGTGTACTCACAACTCCATATCTGTCAAGCACTTGCTCAACACCAAATGATTTACCAACACCTGGAGGGCCACTAACTATCATTGCTCTCACGTCACCTTTTTTAGTGGCTTTAGTCATGTCTGTTAAAATATCAAATCGTTGTCTCATTCTTTCAACAGTTTCTGCATCTGATTCTTCTTTAGGTTGTTCAGGAGCAGAGTCTCTTAATTGATTCTCATTCTCTACATTAATTCTAATTTGATTTTTTGTAGCACCTGGATATTTTGCTAGGTCTTCTATTTTAACTGTAATGAATCCACCTTCTTTGTGTGGATGTGGTTGATAACCTTTTACAAGTTGGAAAGTTTTATTTTCTACTGAAGTTTTTCTGTAAGTGCCTTCTAGTACGTATATTGTGTTTTTCATATGTGCCCTTTTTGTTGCCTTAATTAATTTGCCTTATTTTATTATTATAGTTTCTGATGACCAAAAAGTCAACCAATTAGTCTGCTCTACTTTCGCTCATTACATTCAAACCATACTGTTCTTCTAATACCTTTGCAAAGGCATCACAAGCCACTTCTTTGATGTCCAAAGATTGACAGTGTCTATACTGATGATTCTCTGGCATAATATCGTAGTAGGATACTCTCCAACCACCTCTATAACCATTGCTACCAATACCTTGTTTCTTTAACCAACCAACAAATTTACCTTGTGCAGGTCTTATTGAGATATTAGCAAATCCACAATACATAGGTTCTTCTTTACCTTCCATATATGTGTCCACGGCATCAACAGCCGCCTCTTTGGCTACTCCCCACATCTTCATTGGTTCTACTTTTGCGTTTACAAATTTAACTACTTGTTTTACATCTTCTTTTATCATCTTTTTTTCTCCTGTTATTTTATTAAAGTGTTTGTACATTTTGTTTAATTGTTTTTCTATTAATTCGCTCATTAAACTAACAATCTTTTCTGACCGTCCATATAACAAGCACCTGTCCACTTAACAACGTACTCACCAAAAATGTTACCTCTTGGAGCATTCAAAGCCGGTAATGCCCAACTTGCCGCTTTTAAGATATCACCTTTTTTAAACTCTACACCTTTAGAAGTTATAAAGTCTTTACTTGCTATGAATGAATGTACTGAATTACTAGTACCAATCTTAGTCATTACTTTAATGTATTTCTTGCCCGGTTTAACTGTGATACTTTCACAGAACTCTTTAACCATATTGTCTCTAACAGTTCTTTCTGTTTCTGTTTTTGGATTATTCCAACCAACATAGTCTTTTCTAATGTTTTCAATGTATGTGTCTATTTGTGTTTGCATTTGTGCCTCTCTGTTTGTTGCCTTGTTATAATATTATTATACAGTCTGAACTACCAAAAAGTCAACCAAAAATGTGATTAAAGAAGTCCCATTCTATGCGGGTTTTTAGTCTGTGGATAACTTTTTTGAACCCAAATAGTCCTTTTCACCATAGGTTTTTGCCATATGACACAGAACACACAGGGTTTGAATGTTGCTTTTGGAGTCATCTCCTCCTCGACTTTTAAGGTGTATATGGTCTCCATGCATTACACCACGCATGGCTCTTAACTTATGATATTCATCATCGATGTATCCAAATCTTAATTCGTCTGTTCTAGGATCATAACCACAACTAGAACAACTCCAACCTCTGTAGAACGTGTGCGGTCTTTCTGCTTTACCCATACCACCGTATTCAACACATTCCAATTGATGTTCTCTACACAAAGTTTGACTGCCCGGACCTTCATACATACTCAACTTATTGTCACAGTCTTGCAACATACAAGTTTTTCCTTTAAGTTGTTGTTCTGTTAATACTGCAGAACTCTTAAACTTGTCCTTATCTGGATTGCGAATCATTTACCAAAGATCCTTTTTGTCAACTGCATACAGATGTTTGTACTTGGGTGTTTTAAGTTTCGTGCTTTTCTTAATCTGTGCAATAAGAAACGGGACACCAAAACGTGGTTCTGTTGTAAATCCTTTTAAACCATTTTCTTCAAACTCTTCTGGATTTGCTTTCTTGTACCAAGTTTCATATGACAGTTTTGCTTTGCTCCAGAACGATCCTGTTTCACTCCAATTGGCTTCAAAGTATTCTTTACAAAACAATGCAAAGTCTAGTAGATACTTGTCATCTACTTTCAACCCATCTTTAAAACAAGCATCAAAGTATTCATAAAGCATTCTTGCTTCTTTGGCTTGTACTGGACGTTCTTCATTTATATAAACCCAATACTTGGCAAACATACGAGTTACATCAACGTCTTTACGTTTTTCCAACTTCTTGGTCATAATTGTATCTGCCAACAATGTGAATGCACCTGACTCTCTTTCGTCACCAAACTTTTCGTGTGTAGCAAATAGACCTGCGTCTTTCAGCAAGTCATTAATTTTAGCAGTGTCTTGCCAAATTGGATCATCACTGTTATCAATTATGGCACCGTAAACCATTTGACGATACGTATCTATAAAATCTAACTTTTCTTTAGCATCACCATTTAGTAAAATGAAGTTCCTACGAATTTCTAGTTTTTGTTTCACTGGATAAATGTTTACAGGAATCATTGTGTTTGCTTGAAGTTCACCAAACACTTTTGTAAGTATAAGATACAATGCAATACTGGTGTGTTGTCCGTCCCAAGCAATATAGTTGTCGCCTTCTTTGTAAACCTGTATAGGCATTACCATAGTTTGACTGAAATAGTTTAGGATCTTTAACACATGACGCATATTCACCGGACGTTGCATTGTTGAGTCAATTAGTATTTTGTTAAAATCTACAGGAATTGCCTGCACCAATGCCATCTCACTGAATGACGACCAATTGCCTTTATTACGTCTTTTGAATTCTTCTACAACTGCTTCAAGTTGTGCTTCGAATTTTGGTGCTAGTTTGAATGCTTCTGTTATTCGTGTTTGTAGAGATACAAAATTACTCTCTCTATGATTGTATTGTTCATTAACAATATCTGCGTGTTTACTCATCTTATATCCTCTGTTATCGGCATATCCAGCCTAAGGTTAATTTATGCAGTTTTTTTAGGACCGCTTATTAATATTATACTGTCTAAATATAAAATGTCAACTGCCAAAAATGTCAGTGATTGTGTATGTTTTAATCGTCGAATGCTTTTGCTTTTGGATCTTTGCTAAATTTACGCCAAACTTTGTGTAGCACATAGAACCAAACTCCATTTATACTAGGTTCGATTAACGCCACAACACCTGCTTCGAAAAGACTGGCACCTGTCATTAGACTGACTACTGTCATTGCAATCACAATATGACCTAAGGTGTAGATGATGGCTAACGCCAAACTGCTTGTACCTAATAGATGTAAAGCATTGAAAATTCCTTGTTTAAACTCACTCATAGATTTTCATCCTTTTTATTAAATTATAGTGCCTAACACATTGAAAGTCAAGTCATAAAAAAAGGCGACCGAAGCCGCCTTTTAATCTAGTTAAAAACTATACAATTATAGTTGTACACCTTTTGCTAATGCTTTGTATCCTAAGCCTACTACCATTCTAGATGCTTTACCTGTTCTGTATACTTTAACACCTGATCTTTTGTTAGTGTTTAAGAACACAGGTAAACCTTTGAATCTTAATGCTTGAATTACTGCACCTGGATTACCAGCACCAAATCTATTTTTAATAGCACTTGATGTTAATGCTTCACCGTTAAGTAAAGCAGTCTCTACTCTTTTTTGTATAGTCATAGTTTTTTTCTTAGCCATTGAGCTAACTCCTTTGTTTGCTTTCAACTGCTCGGTATTCGATACATCTGAAAACATATTTTTTATTATGTCTAACATATTAACAATAATATACATTCTTTTAAGGAAATAGTCAATAAGGTAGGTTTACCAAATTGTAATCTATCTTCCGCTTTTGCTCACAAACTTCTGCGGACCTTCAGTGACAAACTCCAAACCAACCTGTCTACCGATGTATAAATTTTTAGATGAGTTCCATTGCATATTAATTTTGGCAGTTTTCTGTACCACTGCTGTCAGGAATTCATTTTCTCTGAATGATAGCACTTCTGCTTCTATCATTTTGCCATTCTTCAAACACTCTATTGTTACCTTATCATCAAAATGTGTCGTTTCCATCATCATCCTTCTGTTTGTTTTTTAATTCTTGTGACCGTTTGTACCCGATATAATATATAAAATCAAGCCAAACTACATTCAACAAATAGCCTAGTGTGGTCAACTTTAATCCAAAAAGAATTGGCAATATAAAAATTGCTATCCACATAACAAATAGATAGTGGCTAACTCTTTTTTTCGGAACCGACCAATACAGCCATCCGTCCATACTATAAAAAATTTCTTCTTAATTTTTGTGCTTTTTTAAGATTGACCATTCTCTCTTTTGCCTTTTCTCTTTTAACTTCGCTAGGCTTTTTATAATACTGTCTATCTTTTAACTCTTGGAAAACACCTGATGTTTTCATTTTCTTCTTCATTAACCTTAATGCTTTTTCTACATTATTGTTTCTTACTTCTATTTTCAATTTGCCTCCTATTTCTATTTTTTACCTTCGATTACTCTAAATTAACTAAAATATAACACTAAATGAGCATAAAGTCAACTGGTAATTAAATATATTTGGAGATGTTAAAATGGTTAAAAAGTCTGACAGAGTTATTCGAAGAGAGCAGAAAAAAGCCAATAAACAGATCAAGAATCAGTCACGCCGTAAACCAAAAAGTGTGATTGAACAACCGGAAAACGGCACAACAACTTTTCCAAAATCCCATATAATCACCCTAGATGATCTGACTAAACCAGATTCAGATAAATAGCACTTTTGATTACTAACAAATAGACATCTATTACAAGATGTGATCTGCTATTTTTAAATCAACCAATTGTTTGGCTGTATAATATTGATCGGAAGGATTCTTAATAAATTTTGCATTCACTTCTGGAATAGACATACCTGTTGCATCTCTCAAAATTTGCATACATCTTTGTTCACAGTTTTTATTTTCTTTCATCTGTGCTTTCATATCATGCATTTTGGCATCCATGTTGTCACTGTGTTGATGATTCATTATACCTGTGTTCTTACCAATGTGACGTTCGCCTTGTTTACCACTGGCAAATATTAGAAAGCCTGCACTCATCACAGCACCAATCCCAATTGTAGAGACATGATGATAACTGTTTCTCATCACATCAATCAATGCGAATGATTCATACAGATCACCGCCAACAGTGTTGACGTACAGTGTCAAAGTTCTCTTAGGTTTTCTAGAAAGGTTTGCAGACAGGATCCATTTGATTGCTTTGCTGATATTTTCTGCCTCAATTTCTCCATTGAGATAGTGAACATCATTATCAAACAGACTTACTTCTGCTCGTTCGTCTGCACTGTAATTTTCGTATTTCTTCATAATATACTGCTATTTATATTTTTTGGTTCCAAACGAAATATAGTAGCAGTTTATGAAATTTATTGTGTTTGTGTCCAGACTTGATTGGACAGTTCTTTGTCCTCAGCCCATCTAATAAACAGTCCTAATTCTTTTCCGTGTGCTTCTATTTCCCAGGGAAGATCCCAATAATTTGTGCTTTTATCGATGATGTTGTTTTGCCATCTGGTTGAATTGGATCTGGATAGATCCACTAGTTCACCTTTAGAATATTGTTTCACGTGCACCATTTCGTGTGCTATGGTCTCCATCATTCTGCGTCTGGATCCTGTGCTGTCGACTGTGATAGTGAATTCTTTTGGATTATGATTGGAATCGTCGAAATCAACCTCACCTAATAAACCATCTTCCTTATACAGTGATTTTGAAAATTCAACATCAATCACAACCGAATCTTTAATTTTTAATTTGTCTGCACAATATTGCACAAGACTTTCAGTTAAGTCCGTGATTTTTCTATTCGTGCCCGAAACTGTGACAATCATTATGCGTTTGCAATTTCCATAGCCATCTGTTGTATTTCTTCTACAAGAAAATTAATTTCTTCGTCAGGCTTTTTGTCAACAACTGCTTTTTCTACTTCCATGCTTTTCTGTTTCATGGCAGTCAGTTTCACTTTGATGTCTTGTATATTATGATATTTCAACATAAGTTAATAATAACACAACTAGGTGTCGATGTCAAATACTTATTTTTGAATTTTTGGAAATAATGCGTCTGTACAGAACACTTCAACATCTTCTTCTTTAAGTCCTAATGACTTCATTACCCTTGGAGTATGCGGATTCTGTTGTTGATTATGGCAGTAATAGTTCTGTGCTTCTGTGGTATCTTCTTCTTTTGCTGTGTTTTTGTATTCACCAATGGAATCAAAATATACTTTTAAATTTGATAATGCCATATCTACAATGGATTTGCTTTCTTCTTCACTGCTAACATTACCTGCCGCAACCATTGAACCGCTAAAAATATTTAATGCCCATTGTGGTAGTTCACGTTTTTTGCTAGGCACATATTCTTCTACTGCTTCTTTAAACCAATCTATTAACGGGTGATCTTCTCCACCTGAACTTTTTGAAAAGTCATGAAATGCACCAGTCATTTTGTTTTTGCCAGCAATAACATCAAAGCCATATATAGGACCATTGTTATCCAAATTAGGAAAGATACACACGTGCATCATCCATAAACCTTTAGACTCTCTAGCATCTACAACATCTATATGACAACGTCTGCAATCTTCTGTTTGCCAT